TCACAAATAATGGTGCTGGATATACTGAAGTTCCTCATGTTTATGTAATGAATGGTGATGGATCTGTTGCTGTGGGTGCGGCAACAATTGATCCAGCAGCTGGAACTATAGCAACATTACAATTAGTTCCTGGAACTTCGCAAAGATATACAAATTATGTGAAGTTTGGGGGCAGTAGTGCATCCAATCCAACTAGATTTGTTGTAACGGTTCCAATGGATACGGAAGATGGCGAATATTTCTCTATCAAATGTTGTAGAGGAAATGGTGTCAATGGTGGTAATATCCCAGAAGAAGTTTTGAGGGCATACTATAGATTGGAAGGAACAACTACATGGGTTCTTCTTGATACTATTGTCAATCCAAATGCTACTAGAAATGATCCAATTATTGGAAATGTTCCTGCTGTTTCTCAATCGTGGGATGGAACATCTGGTAATACTAAATGGTACACATATACTGTAGCGTTACCAGCTCAGGCAAAAGCACAAAATACTCAATTTAAAATTGAACAACCAAGAGCAACATCAAATGCTGCAAATGATAACGATGGAGATACAGATCATTATGGTATTGCTGAGTTTATTGTTTGGAACTCAAAAGTATCCGAACTAGTATTCGTTGAATCTCCTGGTGCTGTTTCTAAACCATTAGTTGACTCTCTCAGTTATACTATTCAGGGTGAGACTGGTCCTGGAGTTACATACAGTTCTGGTCTTGGTGCATCTGATGCTACATTAACACTCAAATCAACAACAAAGATTGAACCACAGGGTGTTATTGATCCAGACTATCACATTCCTATGCTGCACCCATATAGACTGTGTAAGTACCTGATCAAAGCGTTCTAAATATACTTGGAGACTAATATTAGATAGTATGTCAACCTATAATTCAGCTGATATGCCTGTATTACAGGTGCAACTAGATGTTATTCAGCAAGAGATTACTTACAATAGCATCGCAAAGACTATTCCTGAGTCCTATTGGACTGATGAACTAGTTCCTGTGTTGTATCCTTTATGGGATAGTGATAAGGATAAACTTATCGCTTTTAATTACTACACCAACAACACATACTACGCTAAGCGTAGAAAGTATGTGAAGAACTTCAAAACTGGTGAGTTTGAGTGGAAAGATTATGAGATGGAGCAGGTTGATGCTGCTGAAGCAACTGCTCTAAGAGATAAATTAGTTGAAGCATTCTATCTTCTTGACTCTATTGCTGAGGATGATTATCAAAAGCAACTAGCAAGAATGTATTCTGTTCAGAAGCAAGTCTCCCCCCTGACAGTTAGAATTGCACGTAATTTCTTGCTTGATGAAACTGATTGGGCAATGGTTGCTGACTCTGGATTGTCTGCAGAAGACAAAGCAATGTACACTAAGTACAGACAGAAACTTAGAGACTTGACTGATGCTACTGAGTTCTCTACTAATGTTGAGGCAACAAAGTTTCCTATCTCACCTGAATTTTTCAAAAAATTATATTCTGTAGAGAATCCAGATGAAGAATATCTAGAGACACCAACTCAATTCTTACCACTTGGTAGACATTATCTCAAACAATTTAGAGATAGAATTGCTCAGTACATGGTTCTCAAGTCTCTCACTGAGAAGAACTATTTTGACACACTAATCTCTGAGTATCAAAGCATCAAGACTCAGAGTACCCATAGTCCTATCGGCACTGATGAAGAAGGATTGACCGAGGAGCAACTAGCACAAAGAAGAGAGTGGTTGGAAGAACTACTTACTAATGTGCAAAATGAACTAGATCAAGACGGAGAGACGCCATGATTGTTGAAGGTAACGAGTTACAGGTATATGATCTAGTTGCATCATTTGCCCAGAGATATCAGTGCTCCTGCTTACACTTTGATCTAACAAGATATAATGCATTAGATGCTGCTAAGAAAGCAACTGTTAATGCATTCTATGCAGATTTCATTGATGACTATGTTCTTGACATCATCAAGCAAGGAAAATTCAACACAATTAGATTTCCAGATGAAGATCTTGCAACGTTGAATGCATCTTCGTGGTTCCCAAGAATAAATTACTGTCCTGATGAGGATCATTATATCCATGCATATGTCGTAGATGCATATGGCGACATTGTTTGGGAAAATGTTCCTGAAGGAGAGGGTTGACACTGGGTTGACTGGTGTGCTAGGGTAGCAAAGCACAAGTGAAAATTTATGAAAGTTCCTACGCAACCAGAGTTGACGCACTTGCAACTACAAGCAATGTTACGCGATCACGATATTCCCGAAAGCGAACTAAAGTATCTCGGTGACTTTGAGTATACTGATGAGTATGCTGCTCATCCTGAGTATCATGGAACGACTATGCCATGGTATCTGGTTGCTGGTGAGCATGAGGTGCCTGTGTGTGACATTGCCTCAGTTGACCGAGTGGACGAAGAATAAACTGTCACAGGACACCACGGTGTCCTTTTTTTATGCTATACTGACTGAGTAAACGCTCCCAGACCAATGGAGTATTTCTGGAAAACCTGTTTCGGTATTGCCTTTGCTGGTCTTTGTGCTGTGGTAGTACCTAACTCATTTTCTGAACTAGCAATGGTATTTGTTGACATTGCTCATGCACCCGCAAAAGCACGAGACAACGAACAGTATTGATTATGTTTGACACTCTCATTGAAAACAGTGGTCTCCGTGACTACATTGACGCTAACGCACAAGATCCTTGGCATGATACCATGTTCCGAGGTTATGTGTTCATGTCACCCAAACAAAAGGGTGAGTTTGGTGAGCGATTTGTCTCTCACTATATGGAAGAAGAGCAGTGTCTTGTTGAACGTGCTGCTACATCTACCGCAGGGCATGACCGTGTGATTGATGGTATCTTGACTGAGATTAAATTCTCTCTTGCCACTCGTAACAAGAAAGGTGGTGTCAAGAAAGATTCTTTCATCATCAATCACATCTCTCGTGATAAGGATTGGGAGCGTCTGATCTTCTTTGGCATCAATCCTGATGAGGAAGATGCTCGCCTGGTGTGGTTCAGCAAGGAAGATTTCATTGCTAACATGGACTCTGGTCTGTTTGCTCATCAGCAGGGTGGCGGAAAGATTGGTAACGATGATTACATCTGCACCAAGGTCGCAGCACTTCTAGCAGAACCTTGGGTTAAGAGCGTGGATGAGTGGTGACAGTTGCGGAACTGTCCACCCGACCTTCCGCGTCGTCCCCGCATCCCCTATAATTACAAGGTAATCACGAGACACCAATGCAACTCCAAACCTCTGCCACCCAAATTGACTTCTACCCTGTCGCTGGTGGCAAGCGTTTCGTCAAGCGTGTCATCTGGCACCCTACTGAAGAACTCTCTCAGCAAATGACTTCTTTCACCACTCGTGTCAAGTCTGACGCACTGTATGACATCCGTCAGTATCTTGCCAACGGTGCTGAGGTGACTGACTTCAATACTGAAGCATACTCTGGTTCTGATTACAATCCCATGGCAGCTGCCTGCTGATTATGATAGAGTTTCCCCATGTCCCTCCTAAAGGTTATTCATACGAATTTGACACTCCCAGTCGTGGTGTTGTTCGTATTTGGATTGTTAACCACTATCAATTTAGTTACACTTCCGAGCAAGTTAAATCAGTATGGGGGTTTTACAAACCAAAAACAAAACAATACTATGCTCCAATCAACTCAAAGAAAGTAGGGGATGTGGTTGACATTGATAAAACCACACCCTACAGTGCAATGCAAATCCTTAAACCACTGACACCTACAGTGCTCAATTTTGTATGACAGAGAAGAAAGATTATCAGGGTCCGCTCTATGCACCACACCCTGACTTATATGAGAAAAGACGCCAACTAGGTCTACATAATAATGACACTGTAGTAAAACAAAATGAAAGCGAAACCCGAAGTGTGGAGGATAGAGTTTCTGGACGAGAGACCAGCGATTCTGATGTACAATCGTAAGGAAATGAAAGATTACGTTTCACGCAATTTAGTTGACATTGATGCAGTATACCAACTAGAATGGAGATCCATTAAGTTCTGATTATGACTATTGAAGGACGCCCTGAATTGAATGTTGATTGGAACGCTGAGTATCATAAACAGCGTCGTAGCAGAATGGATGATTGCCTTGGCGATTATATGGGAGATGGGGAGACTACTCCTCGTCGTTGTTATGAAGATATGCTGTCCGTCTGTGATGAGTGGATTAACTATCACAAGCAAAATGTGAACAAATGGACAGAACTGAAGTCTCTCATGATGGGACATCGTGAGGTTAATCTTGACGATTATGTGAAGAACCTTCCCGCACAGCAGAATCCAGTGTATAATGATGACGGCACCACCTCCTATGAGTATGCTGCCCACGTCACTCTTGGTGACATTCACAAATTCCAAAAAGGTTCTCATCTATGAAGTATCGCATTGAGTGGTGGCAACGTCAAGACCGTATGCACAGTAAGCGTCAGTCTGTTGTCATGTTTAATGATGAAGATGTACTGCATTTCGTAAAGAATATCCAACAAGATCCTGACGTTAGCACGGTGGACGTGATCCCCATCATGGGAGAATGACGCTGAGACCCCTCTAGGATCGCCTGTAATGCCCCTGTGACCCCTCTGCCCTATGAAGACCGCTGAAGTCCCCCTGACCGCCCCTGAACTTAAGTTTTTGATTGACCTGATGTGGGGTTCTCCCATCTCCACTGTGCGTGAGACAGCATCCCGCCATGGTCTGTCAGATTCTGAAGTGGAAGGACACTTGGTGAAGTGTCTAGGCTACCTCGCATGTGAGATGGATTGACTCTATACTACTAAGGTAGTCAAGGGAACAACCCCATGCCCATGATCACTGACGACACCATTGACCTTCAACTCCGTCGCACCATTCTTCAGGGCATTGAAGAGATGGACATTGAGATGCTCAAGCGTATTGCTTACGAGTGCCGCTGTGAAGAGATGGGGTTGCTCCCCGACAACACTTACCTGAACTTCTAATGTCTTTTAAAAATCCTATCTTTGTACTTTTCCTTGTGTTCTCTTCCATGACCATGATGAAGATGGTCTATCAAGGAGAGAGTAAGATTGAACAGATGGAGCGTATCTCCCGCATCTGTGCTACACTACCACAACCACACCCTGATTGCCGATGACACAAGGTTCTTTGCCGCCACGACATACGCTCACTGTACGTGAGTATGCTGCCCTGGAACCATTTTACAAAGCACAACGTCCTCACGGTGACGTACTATCTTGGCGTGAACTACGTGCTGCTGGTCACAAACCAGTGCCAAAACAAGATCCGTCACTCAAAGAGGTATGCGATAGGTTCAACATCGTATACCATGCTAACCTAGATTTCTCTAAGACCATCAGGAAGACCGATGATCAACCAACAGAATCAGGAGTTTGTTGACTTTCTCTTCGGCAAACTCCTCAAGCATGTTGACACCGACATGCTAGATTTGCAAGACGATGACTCTTGCTGTGACCACATTAACTTTGAACAACTCACCCTTTTTTGAACCATGAATGAAGTAATGCTTGACCGCTGGCTCCTGGATCAACTGGACGAAGAATACGACGTGATTGAGGTTGAGAAGGACATGCCAGTTGAGGAACTGTCCCACGAGGTGCTTGAACTGCTCTCCTAGACCCTATACTAGTTACATCAACGCAACGGACCCCATGACCGCCACCTTCGCTGACTTCTGTGCCACCGCTGATGCTCGCAACACCATTGAACTGAATGTCCGCAAGTGGTGCCTGATGCTCTGTGATGCCCTGGAGCAGGACTACATTGGGAGCAGCATCAAGCGTCAGAAGTTCTTCGCTGCTACCTCCAACCGTGAGTATCATGAGCAGCAGATTGAGAACATCAAGAATGGTGACCACTACAAGTTCATTGTAGAGTCTGGTCGCAAGTACCACAAGATCATCATGGTTACTGAGTCTGGTTCTCGCTCTGTCCACGCATTTGTTGACAAGAAGACTGGTGAACTGTATAAGTCTGCCTCTTTCAAAGCACCTGCCAAGGGTGTCCGTTTTGATCTCCGCATCATCTCTCAGCGTGAAGACGTGCTGAAGAACTGCGATTGGGCAGGTGGTTACCTGTACCAGCGTTGACATTCTGCCCTTTCTCTGCTAAATTACTCTAGTTCACTCGCTTTCTCCTCCAATGTCTGCTCCTCAGTTCTATCTTGTTGCTGACGATCACGCTTTTGCCCTTGATGGTGATCATTTCTATGGTGCTCCTGTCAATGCTGACGGCACTGTTGACTGGGATTGTGCTTACGATTTTGAACCAAACGAAGAAGACGTGGATTATGTGGCACACATGTGCTATTATCTGAAGCAAGCAGCACAACTGCACACTGAATACACTCAAGAGGTCTTTGTCAAATGATTTACCGTTCACAGTACACCAAGACCAAACCACAGTGTGCTGCTCCTTTGATTGTCAGTGACATCAAGAGTATGCTAGCACCACTGCCAGCACGTTACACTCGTGGTGAGTATACTGTTCCCATCAACACGACAGCAGAGCAGTACAGTGATGAGTATCGCCGCTTCTGGCGTTACCATGGTCGCTTTACACTTGAGTTTACTCGTGCTATCATTGAGTCACTGCCTAAGGACGTAGAATTCGTCTCTTACGACCACCTCAACAACAAACTGACCCTGATCAAACTATGAACAACATTGATGCCCTTCGTATCTCCCAAGAGCGTGACCGTATTTGTGAGTGGGTCTGTGATCGTTTCCGTCAGTTGATTG